GTGCAAGGGTATGGCCCCTTGATCTCGGCCAGCTTCTGATGCATACGCTCATGCGGGTAGGGGTGCAGGTCACTCAGCCACACTGCGGCCTTCTCCCCATCCTGACACTTCTGCGCTATGCTCAACCACCCACGCCACATAGGTTCCACGCCATCCTCGGCGGCGTTCTCCGCGTAGTACCGAAGCTGGTCGCAGCCTGTGCCGTCCTTGGTTTTCTTGTAGATGTTCTTGAACAGCGTGATACTGTTCTCAAACAGCTTGACCGTGGTGGGGGTGTGGGGCACATCAGGGCGTTGACCGGGCAACGCAAGCGTATTCTGCTGGCGCGGAAGCGCAGGCAAAGAGACAAGCTGACTCTCAATGTGGTTGGCTAAGTCGTTGAAGTCAAACGTATCGCCCTCGGCTAGTATACGGACTGGGCGCGGCGTAGCGTATTTGGCCTTGTTGTTGAAAGTCTCAGGCACACGTAACACTCTCGCCGCATCTGCGGTCACCGTCATGTCAATACGCAAGGCTTCTTGTCTGCACAGGCGCTTAAAGTTCTCGGCAATAGGCTTCCACTCGCCAACCTCCACATCTTCCGTGAACGGCCAGTAGCAGTGCAGTCCACCACCGGAACTCACAATGTATGGGCTACCCAGTAGATCAATACCCGTCTTGGCAAGGAACCCATCTAGCGCAAGGGCAGCTTCCTTCTTGGAAGCGTACCCATCCATATCAATGAACAAAGACCGAATGAACCGTGCATTTTCTGCCGTGCGCTTACCCGACTTCTCAAACGTGGACAACGCAAAATAGATGTCCTTGTTCTGTGTAACCCACTTACCTACGGTTGGCTCTATCTCCTCAATCTTTTGAACAAACGTGTGTTCTTTCTTTTTTGTAGTTAGCTCTGCCGCGCAGTACAACCCGTTATCCGGAGACGGCAAAACCACCGCTAGAAATTCAAGCGGAGTCATGGGAATCCTTCGGGTTAGATAAACAGGTCGAGCTGGCGCTCGTCTTTCACGGGGTACGCGTGGTCGGTTGCTGTTGCAGTGAAGCGGCGTAATAGTTCATGTTGCCATTCAATGGGGGCGCCGAAGTCTTTGTTGTCCATGTATATAGCAAAGTACTTGATGAGTTCTGCGTTGCTTAAGGTGCGAGGTTGTAATGCTGACATATTTTTCTCCATGCGTCGTCCGCTGAATGTGCTGATCTAAGAATTGTGAGAAGCGTCTCGACTCGGTGCTCGTACGCTGGGAAGATGTCACCACCCTCAAACCAGTTGTAGACCGTCTGTCGGGACACGCCCAAGGCTTTTGAGATGCGAACAACTGAGAAGTTGTGATGCGCCGCCCACCGTCCAAGCTGGTTGCCTGAAGTCTTGGGCGCTCGCATGATCGCGTCAATTGTTTTTTGTGAGTAGGCCATAGTGCGGGGGCCGAAGCCCCCTTCTCCTATTTATTCATCATCCCAGTCGGACACGATGTCAGCTAACTTGCCTTTTTTGGCAGGCACAGCAGACGGCTTCACAGCTTCCTTGCGGATTTCAGGCTCGTCGTCAGCATCGGCAACGGGCGCGGCCTTGGCTTTCTTGGCAACAGGTGCCTCGTCTTCCTCAACTTCCACCACAGGGGCTTTGCCAGCCATCACCAGTTTGGGGGTGTTGGCTTTTACGCCATCACCCTGCGCCACGGTCATTACAACTGCGCGCTTGGCATCGTCGCTCTCGCCTTGGGCTTTGATGATTTCGTACTCATCGTCAGTCAACCAGCGCACAGGCTTGAAGAACAGCTTGGGGGACTCCGCCTTAGTATCAAAGCGCATCTCAGTCACGATCTGCTCAGGATTCACAGGGGGGTTCTGCACTGCCAAGTAACGTGCATACGCTTGCAGTGGGCGCTTGTCGCCTTCTTCCTTACCAAAAACTGACGCCGCTGGCAGAGTCAACTGCATCACGTCACCTTCAGGGTTGTTAGCCAACACCACAGCCAAACGCTGTTGATAACGGCAAGCACGGCTGTTGCCTTGACCAGAACCGGCTTGGTTCTTTGCGCAATTCAGACAAGTGTCAGACTGCTTCTTTGCTGCGGCTGGGTCAGGGCGCTCACCGTCATTGCTCCAGCAGTCAGGGCCAGCAATGTTGTCGGCATCGTAGGATGATGCGTAGAAGATGCGGCTGACCTTGGGGGCAGCTTTCACAATGATGACGTTCAGATGGCGCTCATCAATAGCGGCAACTTCCTTACCGCCTGCTACTAAGCGAAACACACCGCCTTTGATGGAGATGCGCTTGACGCTATTGGATATGCCGCCGCCTGTGAGGGCTCTAGCGGTTTCGGACAACTCGTTGTTACGAGCGAATGCAGGTACGTTTGCGGACGAAAAAAGCGTTATGTTTGACATATAAAACTCACTTGGTTGGTTTGGTAATAACAATGTTGAAATCCGAAATGGAATTCAGTCCCGGTGGTAACACCCCCGGGTTCTCTTCAAGAAACTGCACCATGTTGGTCTGTGCAATACGCTTCTCCAACAACTCGATAGCGCCATGTGCAAGGATGAAATCCTTGAAAGATGACCAGTCGTTTGTAGAGTAGCGTTTCGTTGGACGCATGGACACAGTCCCAAAGGGACTCTTCAAAGACGAGACACCGAGTGCCTGCATCTGATCTTTCAGTGCAAATTTGATTTCGTCTTGTTGGCCTTTGAGCACTTCCAACTTGGTGTCGTACTCTTGGGTCATCGTGTCGATTTCAAGTTTGATCTTGCGGTAAATCTTTACCAGTTTATCTATTGGGATTGAGTCTTCACTCATTTACTTCTCCTGTTATGTTATTTGTCTAGGGTTGGACAGTTTACACGTTTACGTTTGTTTTGCAACTCCTTTCAAGAATTTATTTCAAGCTCAAACATCTGAGTTAGAAGTGAGTTCTCACTCACCTTTCCCTCCAATGCTTTAAACATCTTGGCTTCAATTGGAGAGCCTTGGATGTGGATGACAGTTACCTTGTCGGAGTTCTGTCCCTTGCGATCAGCCCGTGCAATGCACTGGATGTACTGCTCCACGCTCATCAGGGGGCCAAAGAAAACTACCGTGTCAGCCGCAGTCAGTGTGATGCCGTGCGCCGTAGCCTGCGGTTGCATTACCAATACGCGAGGGTCTTGCTCATGTTGAAAGCGGTGGATGATGTCCGACCGTTTAGTTGGTGTAATACCACCATGAATACACTCGTTGGCAATGTTCTTCTTGGTCAGGTGTGCCTGTATGGTGTCGATGCTGGAGCGAAACAACGCGAAGATAATTACCTTGCGTGTGGTCTCTTCCAATATCTCTTCCAGCACACCAAGACGTGGGGCGGCATCGAACTCAACTACTTCTTTCTCGTCGGTGTATACAGCGCCACAACTGATCTGCAACAACTTACTCACACCAGCGGCAGCGTTGACTGCGCTGATCGTCTCGCCTGCGGCTTGCACCAACATACGGTCTTTGAGCAAGTTGTAATACTTGGCTTGCTGGGGTGTCAACGGAACTTTGCGGGTAGTCGTTAATACTGGTGGTAGGTCAAGGCACTGCGCTTTACTGAATCGTATGGCTGGTTGTAGCGCTTCGTGTACTTGCTCCGCAGCGTCAGCCTTTGCCGCCCACTTATACAGGGTGACCTTGTTCATTACCTTATCGCGCCAAGCTGTGAAGAAGTTGGGTACGCCATCGGGGTTGACGATCTTGGCCAAGCCATAGGCATCTGCTGGTGACTGTGATGCAGGTGTGCCCGTCATCATCCATACGTGCGTGTTAGGTTTGATGATTGACTTCAACGATTTCCATCTTCTTGTTGTCACGGTCTTGTATGCGTTAGCTTCATCAACAATAACTAAGTCGAAGCGGCCATCAGCGTTGATCTCGTCAGCTATCAAGTTCAAGCCATCGTAGTTTGTAATGACAAACTCATAGTCTTGTTGAATCATCTCTATGCGGCGACTAGCCTGCGTGTGGTGCGCGACAACGGCAGAGCGATGGATGATGCTGTTACTCAGGTCAGCCAGCCATGCAGACTGCATGATGGATAGTGGGCAAAGAACTAAACATCTGCGTACCTCACCGCGTTGCATCAAGTAGTCCGCCGCCCACAGCGCCGATAGTGTCTTACCAGTGCCAGGTTCTGAGAACACAAACGCCTTGCGGTGCATGGTTAAGAACGCCGCAGTCTCCACCTGATGTGCCATAGGTTTGTAACGACCCGGCCACTTGTACTTGCGTGTGATTGGCGAGGGCACATCTTTCACGCCTAGGTTGCGTAGCACCCTACATTCGTCTAGCCCCCAATAGACAGCAACATCGTACCCACCGTCATCACGTTCGATGACTTTGTGTTTAGGAATGATGCTGTACTTTTCGGGGTTTCTAGTTTTGAATATTAGTGCCTTGTCTTCAAGGATTTCCAAGTTGCTTC